CGACCGTCTTCGTTTAATGACATACCAAAAGCCCAGGCACTGGTCCTGGGTGTTGGTTTTACCTAAAATAAAGATTAGTCTTTCAGACTTTTGAGAAAAGCTTGAATAATATCTTCATCATCAAGAGAATAAGTCACTTTTACTGTTGGCTTATCACTCTTTTTGAGTTGCGCGGAGAGGGTATCGAGCTCTTGTTCCAGTTCCGCAAGGTCCTTAACCTCTTTCTCGAAATCAAGCAGAATCTGCTCAATATAATCGGGTGAGAACTCGTCCTCGTCGATCTCATCGCCAAAACAAGCGTCGATATAATCCAGGAATGCATCAATCAGATCGTTGCGGCAATCCTCGCGGTACGCGTCCTTCTCCTCGGCCTCTTCGGCTTCGATGCGGGCTTGGGCGGCGCCCAGTTCCTCGTTGAATTTATTCAGCAGGTCTTCAGCGCTGGTACCCGCTTTTAGTGCTTCATATAGATCCATATAAAGTCTCCTTTCTTTATTTTGTAATTATATTATAACAAAAATTTTTTAAATTTTCAAGTGCGCGCGGCTTGCAAGCATCTTTTTTTATATTATAACATAAATTTTTGCGGTTGTCAACTAAAAGATCTAGCGGATGGGCCCATATAAGCGGAGAGGCGGCACTGGTCCCGCCGGCCATATGAAGGGGTCTAATTTCAGGAATCCACGGAACGGCGCCATATTGGACCATGTTCTGGCAAAAATTTGCATATAGGACGAGAATCTGGGAAACGGGCCTCGGCACGGGTGCCAGCGGCCCGGAGAATTTACCCGGGCAACCGCATAAAAATACAGAGGTTTTATCCTTTGGATTCGTCATCTTCAAAATTTACATTATCATACTGCAATAAATAAATCTTGCTATTTTCATGCTGTCTTGCTAATTCGCGGGCCTCGTCTAAAGTCACACAAGGCCGTCCCGCAAAACTTCCATCATCTTTAATTACCGCATACAATTCATCAAGCCAATCAAAATCTCTCATTTTCATTCATCCTTTCCTTTTAAATAGTCTTTAAAATCATTTTTCATTTTCTGTTCTGTAATAATAAATTTGTGCTTGCGGTTAGCTTCACACCACGCACAACCGCCATGATTTCTACAAGAGGGATCAACACTTTTACTTCCATAATAAGGCTTGCGGTGTTCCTTTCCGCTCTTGATAGCTTTATCCAATGCCATAATCTTTACCCCCTTTTTGATGATTTAATTATAACAAAGTTTTTTAATTTTGTCAAGCTCTTTTTTAAAAAAATTTGGTCCGGGCGAGCAAAGAGGATTACTCCTCTTTGCTTTCATTATTCTATATAGTCATTATAAATCGTAATGTGTAGAGGGCACTGCTTAATGATGGGGACGTCTTCGGCTTTCATACCGTCCCAAAATTTAAAAATTTTATCATTAGTATAAATATTTTTTTCAATAATGATTTTGTGTTGACAGTTTTTAATGAACTGCTGAATATCTTCCATTATGTTAAATTCTTTGATTTCGTACCAAAAATCACTGTCCGCTTTCGTCACAAGTACTGTCATGTTTGTTTCTTCCTTTCTTTTTGATGATTTAATTATAGCATAGTTAAACAGTAATGTCAAGTGCTTTTCTTAAAATTTCAAAAAATTTTTCTTTCTGTTCTAAATAGTCCTCTCCATAATGAGGATCATCAAGACTTGTAAAATTATAAAAATGATCTACACCTGCATAATCATCATTTTCAATTGTTTCGACAAAATCTACTATGATATCATACACATCTTTTTTAGTCATTGTCGTTTTCATTTCATGGCTCCTTTTCTTTTTGATGGTTTAATTATAGCACTCTTTGTCAGAAAAGTCAAGGGGTTTTTTGCATTTTTTTTGAGGAGTTTTCTGTTTCCACGCGGTTGTTTCTGAGTGCCTCTCTCCCCTTGACAATTGTAGTATAGCATTTTCGGGCGCAGATGTCAAGCACTTTTTGCAAAATTTTTGAAAAAATTTTTTGGCCCGGGCAAAATAAGGGGGTTGCGGGAATCGAACCCACCCACAGTCAGAGGCCAATAGTTGGCTTGAATTGTGTTCCGTCATACCCCCTAAAATGCGGTTTTTAGGGATAACCGCAAACCCTTGAGGGGAAGCCGTTAGGCTTCCACCGCCTTGAAGTAAGTCACACGCTTATCCGTGTACTTCTGAACCGCCCCACTCTCAACCAACTGCTTAAGCAGAGCAGAGCACTTCTGACCGCTAATGCCGACAACCTCAGCGATAGCGTTGCACTGACGAGCCTGTCCGTCAGCAAGAACCTCAACGATGGCGGACTTCACGCCCTCGTTCGCAACCTGAACCTTAGAGGGCTTGCGGTCTGCGCTTGCACGCTTCGCAAGCTGAGCCTTGAGAGCAACCAGACGCTCAACCGCCTCTCCCTCTCCAAGAGCCTCAATAGCAATCTCCAGTGCCTGTGCGTAAGTCATAGTCTTAGTCATAATATCAATCCCTTTCTTGCGGTAGGTCGCAACCCATTTTTTATCTCAAGGAGGTTTTCCTCTCTTGATTACGTACTCATTATATCATAGAGCAAAGGAGTTGTCAAGGGGTTTTGAAAACTTTTTTCGGATTATTTTACACCGACCATTAACCCTCTAAGGAGTGGCTCCGCTCTTGTCGCCGTTTCGCTATCCCCTTGACAAGTATTATAATACCACAAGTCCTATTTTTTGTCAACACTTTTTTTGAAATTTTTTAAAAAATTTTTGGTTAGATGCGGCTAACCGCGCCCGGACCCAACGGCTCACCTTTCGGTGAGCCAATGCTGAACCTTTCGCCAACAAGCGGAATACGGTTTCTCGTCAAAATCCATTCCCGAGCGGAGAACCGCAAGCAAGATTTCACATTCAATCTTTACATCTTCCAAACCTGTGTGGGCTTCTTCAAAATTTAATGCGTTTGTAATGTAGCGGTAAGCGATTTCTGCGCTTGTCTGAATGTTTCCATGTTCTGATACAAAACCATTCTTGACCGCAAAATCTGCAAAGTTTTTTGTATTTAAGATTGAAGTGCAAGCCATGTTCCAAATACAGAAGAATTCCGTTCCGTAAGGAAAGAACCACCGCAAAAAAGAACCGCTAATGTATCTAATATCATTGTTTGTTGCTCTCTTGTCAAAGTTCATGTTATAAGCACCGACTTTGTGAACATCAAACTTTTTCATGTCATTTGTAATTGCCTTGCGGATATTGAAAATACCCATTACCTTGCGGTCACCCGCCTTAATTTCTTTCCAATACTGCGGAATCTTGTCCGCAAAATAAGCCTGCTCCATTAATTCCTTATCAAAGAAAATTTCAGCGACTACAAAGGACTTTTCTGTAAGAATTTCACCTGTCTCAGTATCAACAATTTGATAACCGATATCATAGGGGAGAGGGCATTCTACACAATTTGCGGTTTCAGTATCAATTACCATTACATTCATAACTTTCTATCTCCTTTCATTGATAATGCTATTATAGCATTAGAGATTAAAAAAGTCAAGCATTTTTTTAAAAAATTTTTGGCCCGGGCGAATCACCTACCGCATCAGTAGGTGAAACTTTTCTTGTTAAAAATGTGCCGCATGATAGCAAAGCATTTCTTTTGAAACTCCCAACATTCTTCTTCATGATTGCTAATGTAATCAATAGCCCATCTATTTGCCAAATCTTCCGCAGGTAAATTGAAATAAATTTCGTTGCGGTTTTCATCATCAAAAATAGATAAAATGCTATTTCTCATTACAATTTCCGCAGTCATGTCATTGTCTGTTAATTCATCTATTGTCATGTGATGCCCAACTTCATGTAAAAGACTAAAGATGAAAAACCAGTCTGTAATATCTACATTATACTTTTTATTGATAAAATCAATTAATTCTTGGTCTGTTGTGTAATTGTAAATTGTGAAACAAACTGTTTTTGTTTCGGGGAGATAGATAAAACTATCTGTGCAAACTACATGATTAATACCAAACTGATTAAAATACTTCTGAATTTTTTTCTCCAGTGTTTCAGCGTATCTGTATTTCTTGATTGCCATTGCTTCATTACCTCTCTTTCTGTTATTATTATATTATAAAATATTTAATTTGTCAATAGGTTTTTTAAAAAAGTTGGCCCGGACCAAAAAAGTCCTCAAACCGCAAGGGTTTTGAGGACTTCAATCATCATTTTTGCGGGGAACGCTCGACCCGTCCAAGCGGAAAGGTGTCTTTCCTCATCGTCAAAGAGCCAATCATTACCGTCATTTACATCATTTTTAGTATAATAGTAAGGAACAAATTTAATTTCATCAAAGTGTACGCTTTTCAAATGCCGTGCAAGCCACTTGATTTTTGCGTTGCGTACTTTTTCATCATAGTCATTAGTGCTATTTTTTGCAAGTGCTGTTACAATACAGATTTCATAACCGTTGCGCTGTGCTCTATTCATCAACCGCGCCAACAGAGAAAGGTTTACAATAGGCTTTGCAATTGCGTAAGGGGTTTCATCTTCTGCAATAAGCATTTCAAGCCAATTCTTTACTCCGTAAAGGTCTACGATTGTTCCATCCATGTCAAACCAAATCCTCATGCTTTCTATCTCCTTTCCTTTTGTGATTATAGTATAGCACAATCACAAAGGAATGTCAAGTGTTTTTTGAAAAAATTTTGACCGGGCCGATCCTCTTACAAACCAAGTAAGAGGATAGCCGAAGTGACAACAAACGCACCTAAAATTGAAAGAGTTGTTTTTAATATCCGATGTGTAATTTCAGGTGAACGAAGAAAATAATCAGCAATAGCGGAAAACTCTGCAAGAAGTGAAAGACCATAAATAGCGTAAATCATTTTAAATCACCCCATAATAAACAAGTAAGAAATAAATATTTAATGCAAGATTAGCAATGTGCATTAATAATCCGTTAATTCTGCGGTCAGTGGTTAAATCCTTAATGATACCAATTACCGCAACCGCAAGACCAAACCATGAAATAGACAAACCATAAATCATAATCAGTATTACATTAATAACAGTAATGAAACACCGCAAGTCATTCCATTCAAATTTGTAATCAGTTTCAATCTTGAAAAATTTCTTCATTCCTTTTACTTCCTTTCTCTTGTTGTTTACAATAGGATTATAGCATGGTTTTTAATGTTTGTCAAGCGTTTTTTTTTGAAAAAAGTTAAAGAAAATTTGCGGTCCGGACCAAAAAATCCGCGGTTTCCGCGGATTTCTGGAGAAAATTATGAGGTTTTTGGAGGTCTTTGACGGATTAAGTCTAACTTGTAATGATTATTACCAACATTGAATTCAATTACTTTGCTTTTGTTAGTAATTTTCACTGAATTTACATCAAGATTTGAATTATCAGCAGTATTTAAGAGACAATTTTCAAGAATCGCAATGAGATTTTCTTTTTCCTCATCGGGTTTCCGCTCTCTCTTTACCGCCTTTCGGGGCTTGTCAGACTTGGCTTCGTGACTGATTTTATTTACCTTGGCTTTTGCGGTCAGAGCCTCGACTTCCGCATTTTCAAGGTATCCCTCATCTTCAAGCCACATCTGAATAGCCTCATCTTTTGAAAGGTCAAGCAACTTCATGCTTTTGGCGATTTCATTATCGGGAATGTGAATGTTTTTACCATTGAGATTATAGGTCATGCTATCACTCCTTTGCTTTTGATAAGTCTATTATATCACATTTTTGCAGTTTGTCAATAGGTTTTTTAAATTTTTTTGGGGCCCGGGCCGAAAATTTTTCGGCCCGTCGCGACTTTGAGAGAAAAGAGTGGGGGAGAACTCTCCCCCTTACTCTTACGCTACAGAGTAGTAAGGAACTTTCTTAATGTAGTTCTTTACAAGGGTTTCAGCCTTTACAAGGTCAGTCAGCATGTGAGTAATACGCTGATTAGTCAGACCGCTGATAGAGGGCATTTCAGCCTGAAGTTCCTTAATGGTCTTCGGGGTGTCAGCCTCGACAAGGTGGGAAACGATTTCAGCCTTAAAAGCCTCATTCTCAAGCTGAACCTTGGTGGGTTTCTTCGGTGCGGAAGACTTGCGGTCAAGCAGTTCGATTTCATGGTCAATGAAAGCAACCATTTCCGCATTATCAGCAACAACATTACGAATCTCAACAAACATTTCTTTCTTGGTCATAGTAGGTACTTCCTTTCTTTTGATTGATTTTGTGCTTTTATTATAGCACTGATTTTGAGTTTTGTCAAGGGGTTTTTTTATTTTTTTTCGAGAAATCTTATTACCTTCTCTCATGGAGTGCGCGCCCTCGTAAGTTCCTCGGCTCTTCTCTCCCCTTGACATTATCATTATATCACAAGGCCTTTGTTTTGTCAAGGGGTTTTTCAAAGTTTTTTGAAAAATTTTTTCGGGGGTCTCTGTTTCAGTGAACTGCTCTCACCGCCCCTTGACAATTATTATTATATTAAATTTTTTATAAAAAATCAAGTGGTAATTTTGCACTAATTTCGGGATTTTTGCGGCGAGAACTTTGTGCAACTTTTCTATTGACAAAAATTGCGGGGTGTGGTATAATGGAAATTTCGTCGCGCGGCGCCCGGTCGCGCGACGGCAAAAAAGGCACTCAATTTTTCATTGAGTGCCTTAAAGCAAAAGAGAGGAAAGCAAAGGATTTTAGAAATCTCGTGCCCCTTGCGAGATTCGAACTCGCGACACCGTGATTAAAAGTCACGTGCTCTTCCGACTGAGCTAAAGGAGCAAACGGCGGTTTTGAGGGATAACCGCCAACCCCCTTAATTACTGCTCTTCGTTCTCGTTACCGAGGGAGAAATACGCAACTTTCTTGATGTAGGAACGAACAACCTTTCCATCCTTGCGGAGATCGGTGAGCATGTGGGTGATACGCTGATTAGAGAGGTTAGCGATCGAACCGCACAGATCGCACAGTTCCTTAATCGTTACGGGTCTATCCGCAACTGCCAGAGCCGTGACGATTTCAGCCTTGAAAGCATCGTTTTCAAGCTGAACCTTTGTCGGCTTGCGAGGGGTACTGCCCTTACGATCGAGAAGCTCGATTTCATGGTCGATGAAAGCAACCATTTCGGCGTTGTCGATAACTACGTTACGGATTGCGGAGAACATTTCTTTCTTTGTCATAATGGGATACTTCCTTTCTTTGATGTGTGATTTAGGCTCTTGGCCTTGATTACGTACTTATTATAGCACGCTCTTGCTTGTTTGTCAAGCATTTTTTTGAAGATTTTTGGAATTTTTTTGGCTATCTGCTTTTCAAGTGGTTAGCGGATTATCGGCAACCTCTAACCGCCTTACTTGGGTTTGTTGCCCTTTCCTTATCTTCAAGAATATTATACTATAATTTTTTTAAAAAATCAATGTACAAATTGCACAAATCGAAAACAAATTTTTTGTGCAAAGTGCTGCGCCCGGGCAAAAAGGGGCGGGAATTGGCTTCCCGCCTTGCTTTTACGCGTCTTTCTTGGGGCGGTGTTTCGTCAACTTCAGCCCGTACTCTTCACCCTCAAAAGTGAAAGAGATTTCGGTTTCAGTCTTGACGGATACGACTTCCGCACCTAAACCCTCAAGAAGAACCTTACAATCCATTAAAATGCGTTTCTTGGTTTCGTCAACCTTGCGCTCTTTCTTGACGGCTTTTCTCGGCTTGTCAGACTTTTCGTAACGCTTGATTCCGTTCGCTTTGATTTCCATTTCCGCCATTTCTTCAGCTTCTTCACGAGTTACAGGCTCTCCGTCCTGCTCACACTCTTTCATAATCTTTTCGATCAGCTTTTCCTTGGTCATTGTTCATCTCTCCTTTCTGATGATAGTATATCAAAAAGGGGCGGTTTTGTCAAGCGGTTTTTGAAAAATTTTTTTAAGTTAGTCTCAACTAACGCGGCCGGGCCGAAGGGGAAGACATCAGTCTTCCCACAATGCGCCGTTGATTTCAGGCTTAACCGTAACGCAATAAACAAAGATTTCTTTTTCAATCATTACATCTTCAAGTCCCGTATGACTTTCTTCAAATTCAAGATTATTCGTTAAAAATCTATAAATAATTTCTGCGGTAAACCGCTTGCAAAGTCTCTTAGTTAAATAGTTATTACTATAACAGAATTCATCATATTTTTCATTGTTCTTTAAAACTTCACGACTCATTTTTAGCGTGTCCCAAATTTCGACATTATAGGGGAAAAAGTAGCGGTATTTAGAAGATGTTAAAAATCGGCGTGTCAAGTTTAAAGATCTGTAGTCAAAACGTGCGTTATGTGCTAATACAATTTTTACATTGTTGCGTTTTACGCAATCCGCGAAAGACTTAATAATATTAAAAAAGGTTTTTAATTCACGCTTGCCTTTCTTAATATCTTCCCAGTAAGAGGGGATTTTATCCGCAAAATAAGCACTTTTCATTAATTCCTTGTCTAAAAAGATTTCAGCGACAACATAAGAATAATGTTCATAAATATTTCCTAACATATCGACAACCGCAAAGCCGACATCATAACATAAGGGGTCATCAATAGAATTCGTGGTTTCAGTGTCAATAACGATAAAGCGGTCATCAATAGTCATAGTAATTCTCCTTTTCTTTTGAACTGAATATATTATAACACAAAATGAAAAAAAGTCAAGCGGTTTTGCAAAAATTATTTGAAAAAATGCGGCGCCCGGGCGCAAAAATGAACGCAAAGGGTAGCGGTCAGAGACCGCCACCCCGCATTTTTACTTATCCCTTAATGGAGTAGTAAGGGACTTTCTTGATGTATTCCTTGGTCAGCGTTTCCGCCTTTACAAGGTCAGTCAAGAGGTGGGTAATACGCTGATTCGTCAGTCCTGCAAGGTCAGCGATCTCCGCCTGCATTTCCTTAATGGACATCGGACGATCAGCAACCGTCAGATACTCAACGATCGTTGCCTTGTAGGCGGTGTTCTCAATCTGAACCTTGGTAGGCTTGCGAACAGAGGACGCCTTGCGATCAAGCAACTCAATCTCATGATCGAGGAAAGCAACCATTTCCTCATTGTCAGCAACGATAGCACGAATAGCGGTGAACATTTCTCTCTTAGTCATAGTGGATACATCCTTTCTTGCGTTGGTCGCAACCCTTATCATGGTTTTATTATATCGCACTCTTGGCGATTTGTCAAGAGGTTTTTCAGAAAATTTTTGAGATTTTCTGTTCAGAGGTTGTCCCTTTGCCCTCCTGACATTATGTATTATAGCATTATTGACTTCTTTTTGCAAGAGGTAATTTTGCACAAATTTTTCGAGTAAATTTTGTTGAATATTTCATTTCAAAAACTCTTGACAAAATATTAGCGGTGTGGTATAATAAAGGGTTGGGTCTTGGCGTGTCCGCGCCCGGGCAAAAAAAATCAAAATAAAAAATGGACATTTGAAATGTCCATTTTAAAATTTTTTTAGCAAGGAACGTTTGCTGACTTTCTTTCTAAATTCCTATGTTCGCGCCACTTCCTGCGGTGAACCTCTGCTCGCGCCTTCTCATTCTCGGTACGTTCATCAATGGGGACAAGATAAGTTCTAATCACTTCACAGTTTTCAGAAATCGTTTCAAAATAATTTGCCGTTTCAAAAGTCGTTCCATCCGCGCGCCTGACTGAGTACATAAGTTTTCTCATTTCAAAATTCTCCTTTTCTTTTTTTGTAATTAAATTATATCATTTTATTTTTGATTTGTCAAGTGAAAGTTTCTTTTTAATGAAGTCCTTTCAAAATTTCAATGATTTCATTTACATCAAAGGCCTTTCCAGTCCATTCTTTACGATTCTTTTCTTCATCATCGAAGAGAATATCTTCATCAGTTTTTGCGAAAGTCTGTTTTGGCGTTCCGTATTTTACAATATTGATTTCATTGAAATCTACGCTTGCAAGATGCTTTTTAAGCCACTCTCTTTTTGCTCTTGTTACATCTTCATCATAGTTTTCAGTGCTATTTTTTGCAAGCCAGCTAATGATTCCGATTCTGTAGCCTGCTTTCTGAAGTCTATTCAGAACTCTTGCAAGGGCGCTCAGTCTCAAAAGCGGTTTTGCGATTTCATAGGGGAGAGCGTCTTTGGCAATCAGATAATCAAGCCAGTTTTCAACGCCGTACAGATCGGCGATTGTCCCGTCCATGTCGAAGAAGATTGTTGTCGTAGTCATTTGAATTCCCTCTCTTTCTCTCTTTCTGTAATCATTATAGCAGGCAAGTGCGGTTTTGTCAATACTTTTTTCAAAAGTTTTTAAAATTTTTTGCCCGGGCTGATTTTACTCTTCATCGGCCCCGTCCGCGTCTACAATATAATCATCACCCTTTTCCCAAAAGAAAGCAAAATCATCACATTCATCAATAGGATCTGTATCGGGGTACATCATACAACACGCGTTAGCATCACAATAGGGGCAATCAAAATCTTCTGTAGGACAGTAAATAACTTTTTTCTTATTCATTTGAATTTTTCCTTTCTTTTTAGTTTTCTTCGGTAACCATACTTTCTTCTATAACATTTTTGTCACAAGAGGGACAGTGAAAATGCTTCACAATTTCAATGTTTAATATTTTATTAGTGTGTGAACGATTCCAACTACAATTCCAATTTTTAATTGTAATATTCATCAGTTTCAGTTCTTCTCCACAATAAGGGCATTCCATTTGTTTTACCACCTTTCTTTTGTTTTCTTACAAATAGATTATAACATCTTATTTTAGAATTGTCAATAGGTTTTTGAAAATTTTTTGGCCCGGAGGTTCTGCATTGCCAACCCTTAAAGTTCAAGGTTGGCAATGCTTTTCTCGTTGCAGAACGTTGCTTTCTCGAATTTGATCTGATAGGCGATTCCGTTAACCTCGATATCTCCTGCTTTTGTGAAAGGGACGTTATCCTTTTCCCAAACCTGTCCGAAATGCTCGGTAACCAGTTTCTCGAAGATCTCGCCACGGTTGTACTTGCAACCCGCATAAACCTCGTTGAAGTACTTCTCGGAGCAGATTACCTGCGCGCCCGCCATAAGGGCGACTTTCTGTGCGGTGGTGGGCTTGAAACGGAGCGAATAACCGCATCCACGGCTTGCCTTGTCAAGGGTGCAAACAATGGGAACATATGTTCTGTCCGTGATCGCCATATAGACGTTGCCCTTAAAGGTAAAACCCCAGATATAGTTGTGGGTATACGCTACGGCGTTATAACGATCGATAAGGTTAGCAAACAGTGTCGGGTTAGTCATAGGTGAATTCCTCTCTTTCCTCTCTCAGTATGGCTACATTATACCACCGCCGGAGAGGGTTGTCAAGGGGTTTTTCAAAAAAAATTAAAAAAATTTTTATGCATTTTTTTTGAAAATTTATGCAAAAATTGGGCGTGAATTTTTATGCAATTTTTGGGAATTTTTATGCATGAACTTTTATGAACTTTTGCGGATGAATTTTTATGCAGGGTAAATGCATAAATATTCGCGGCCCGTGCCGAGGGCGCGCGGGCCGGCCGGAAAATTATGCAAAAAAAAATGAGGATTATTAATCCTCATTTCCCATGTCAGCGATTACTTCGCCGTTTTCCATCTCAACCAGTGCGCAATCATCAGCCCCAACCAGTTCGGCAAGTTCGCAAGCTTTCTTAAATGCGGCATAAGCAGCCTCGCAACCGTCAACCTCCGCAATCTCTTTCCAACCATAACCGCCATAGAAGAAATGAATCGTGAACATCTTTCTTACCTCTCTTTCCTTTTTTCTGATTGTATTATATCAGATATTCCGGTACTTGTCAATACTTTTTTTGAAATTTTTTGAAAATTTTTTTAGTTAGCTTGCGGAATTCTTCAGAACCCCGCAAGCGTTTTTTCATTGATGAAAGTTGCTTTTTCAAATTTGATTTGATAAGCAATTCCATTTACTGTTATATCGCCGTCTTCTGTAAATGGAACATTATCTTTTTTCCATACTTGATGAAATTTTTCTGTTACCATTTTTTCAAAAATTTCTCCTCTATTGTATTTGCTGTTTTGTGCGGTTGTCTCAAAAAAGTTTCTTGAGCAAAGCGGTTCAGCACCTTTAGAAAGAAGAAAAATTTTTTGTGCATTTGTAGGGCAAAATCTCAAAGCATATCCGCAACCACGGCTTGCATTATCAAGTTTCAAAATATAGGACATTACGTCGGCGGTTGTTGTTACCATATAGACCATGTTATGGAAAGTGAATCCATAAATGTAACTATGAGTAAAAGACAATTCGTTATAGCGGTTAATCATTTTCTGAAAAAGTGTTGCGTTCATTAGAATTCTCCTTTGCTTGATTTCTGAAGCAATTATACCGCATTATGTCCGGTTTGTCAAGTGGTTTTTAAAAAATAATTTTGAATTTTGGGAAAAATTTTTATGCAAAACAGAATCCTAAATATGCATTCATAATTATGCAGGGTTTATGTATATTTAAAAAGCGGCGCGCGATGGTCGCCCGCGCGCCGTCCGAAAAATTATGCATTATATTTGTATAAATATTTATGCAAAAAGAATGTATAAATAAAAAGGGCGAGGACTTTTCAGTCCTCGTCTTCAAGCGGGCACTCCTGATGAACCAGAAGCAGAGTCCTAAGCACTTTATCGGAAATGTCAGGATTTTCTACAAGGCGGGCGAACTGGATAACCGCCTCATGTTCGAACCCGTAGATACGAATCATTTCGTCAAGCATTTTTTCTCTCGTCATAGTGTGTACCTCTCTTTCCTTTTTTCTGATTGTATTATATCAGATATTCCGGTACTTGTCAATACTTTTTTTGAAATTTTTTTAGTGGAGAAGATCTTTTACAGATCTTCTCCCATGGTATCTTCATAACAGCAAGAGCATATTACTTTATTGTTTGCAATTTCTGCAATGCTATCTCCATCCCAAATTTCTAAATCATTAAACGAAACTTTTTTTCCACAACTGGGGCAAGTAAATACTTTTGCATTTAAGGCCTCTCCCGTCATAATGGCCTCTCCCTCTTCTGTCATTTGTAACTCTTTGCGAGTTCTAATTATACCGCCATATTTATAAGTAATAGTTACATACTGATGATACTTTTCAAAGTAGTTGTTGCGGAATTCCATGCCGATGGTTGCGATTTCGTTAATAGTCATTTCTTAAATCTCCTTTGCTCTTTTTGATGATTTAATTATATCACTTGTTTTTTAGTTTGTCAATACTTTTTTTAAAATTTTTTGAAAAACTTTTTAGCAGTAAATCAGCCCCATATCCCGCCATCTTAAAACAGAAATCTGATTACAGGTTTTGCCAATATATAATGCTTCTTTTTTTGTATTTACTCTGTGGCTTTTGTCGATATAGTAAATTCCATTTGAAAACCAGATTCCACAGTTCCCGCCATATGCTTTAACTGCATTGATTGCTTCGCGGGCATTTGTTGTTTCAATTCCTTCTGTTGCAACCTGCCATCCGGTGCGGTAAGTAATCGGTTTGCCATTCTTAAGGGTAAGACCATCATTATCAGTAAGTTTCAGAATAGAGCGGATGTTAATCATTTGTTTGCTCTCCTTTCCTTTATCTTGATTATATTATATCAGACCCGGTCTGATTTGTCAATAGGTTTTTGAAAAAATTTTTAAAAATTTTGGGAAATTTTTTATACAATTTTTTTGCATAATTTTGCGGCGAAAATTTATGCATTATGTGTGTATAAATATTCAGCGGCGCGCTCCCACCGCACGCGCGCCGTCCGTAAGTTTATGCAAAAGTGGTGCATAATTATTTATAATATTTTTTTGCATAAAAAAAGGGCTTAAATAAGCCCTTTTTAAATTAGTGGTTGTATCTATTAATAACCCAGTACCAAGCAATGTCATTCTCGTCAATTTCGAAGAACGGCGTTCCATTCAGTGTTTCCCAAAGATGAAAATTAATTTCCTTATTCCATCCCATATTGCGGTATTCGGTGATTTTTTCCTGCTTATACTGCTCTAAATCCTTTTCCAAAACCCAATCACTTTCCATAGTTCTCTTATTCTTTCCGTACTGTGTAGCTACTCTGCAAACATTCATCATTTCTTTAATCTCCTTTGCTTTTGTTCTTTTGATGGTTTTATTATATCAGATGTTTTCCGGTTTGTCAATAGGTTTTTTAAAAAATTTTTTAATTTTTTTCAATTTCTTTTTTGAGTGCTAACCACTCATTTTTTAATTCATTATCCTTAATGAATGTCTCTCTTGTCCATCTGTCTATCATAGCAAGTTCAAATCTATGATTCTCAATTTCTTCCATTCTCTTTTTCATTTCTTCCTTAGTCATTTCTTAGTACCTTCCTTTCCTTTTTTCTGATTAGATTATATCAGATACTAACCGGTTTGTCAATAGGTTTTTTGAAATTTTTTGAAAAAATTTTTTGGAACCACTTTTGATGTGAGTGGGTTGTTTTTGGTCTGCATAGGCTCGCGCCACTAAGTAGCCACCGCGTCTGGATGTGTGGTTCCTTTCCCTCACCCGCTGATGCTATTATAGCACTTTTGGGAATCAGTGTCAAGCATTTTTTTCAAAAAAATCAAAAAAATTTTTTATGCATCACAAATGTATAAAAATTAGCGGGCCTAGAGCGCACAAGTGCGGCCCGCACATGATTATTCGTTGTTTTTGCATAAATATCTGTGCATTATAAATTTGTATTAAAAAAGAGCCTTTCGGCTCTTATCATGTCGTCTTACTCACGACTTGGACCGAGCTTTTGATACCAAAGGGAGGTTTTCGGTTGGACTTGCGTCTTTCCGCCACATGTAGGTGTGCTCTGTCTCTCTCATCACCTTACGAGACTATTATATCACTTTTAAGAATTTTGTCAAGCACTTTTTTAAAAATTATCTAAAATTTTTTTATCCATTAAGATTGAAATTTTGTTAAAATTTTAACGATTGTAGCATAAAAAAAAACTTCCATTTTTGGAAGTCTTTTTACAGGTCCATGTATAACTGATAAGTCCAATCATGATATTCTTCAGTTTCAAAAATCTCTTCACCGAATTCTTCAGCAATTCGATTTTCTACGATTTCAAAGTCTTCAGAATCATACAGTTCATACCATTCCATATTCATCTCATCCATAACTTCCTCAAAGATTTCTTCAAAACGTTCAGCCATTGTTTTAATCTCCCTTGCTTTTTTTTAGTAAGTTGAGTTTTGTTTTCTCTCAACTTCTGATACCATTATATCACTTTATCCGGTATTGTCAAGTACTTTTTTAAAAAAAATTAAAAAATTTTTTATGCAAATTTTAGGATTTTTTATGCAAAAAAATAAATACAAATTTTCGTATAAATTTTTATGCAAAATTAATGCATAAATATTCAGCGGCGCAGGTCGTTCAAAAGCGCGCCGACCGCAAGTATTTATGTAAGAAAAATTTATATTTTATTATGCTTTTTTATGCAGAAAAAATTAATAATTATACATTGTATGTATAAAAAAAGAGAATTTATGTAATTCTCTTTTATCTTTGTTGTTGTTTGTTTTATGTAGGAATGAACCGAACAATCGCACCATGCTGAAGAACCAACATTTTCTTTTCTCTTGCGCTCAATCCATGAAACCATTTCTGCGTGCCGTCTGCGAAAGTGTACCAACCACCTGTTTTAGTCATTTCTTTAATCTCCTTTGCTCTTTTTGATGATTTAATTATATCACTTTTTCCAGTTTTGTCAAGTATTTTTTGAGAAATTTTTATCTTTTCTCAAGTTCCTCTTTGAGTCTGAACCATTCATTGCGAAGTTCATTGTCTTTGATGAATGTTTCTCTCTTCCATACATTGATCATGGCAAGCTCGAATCTGTGCTCTTCGATCTCTTTCATTCTCTTTGTGATCTCTTCTCTCGTCATTGCTTAACACCTTTCCTTTCCTTTTTTCTGATTAGATTATAACATAGTCTTTCCGGTTTGTCAATAGGTTTTTTGAAAATTTTTAAAAAATTTTTTCTTTTTTTTAGAAAAAAGGTATTGACAAAATTGATTAAAGTATGTTATAATAATATCATGGAAGAGAAGCCCAACATGTACTCATTTGTTAAAATTTTAACAAGCCCGCTTAATAAAAAAGAGGTTTTTTCAACCTCTTTATCTTTTAGATATCGAATGATGAATAACCCCAGATAACAGTGAATCCATCAAAGTGATAATACCGATAATAATCACCGTCTACAGAATCAGCTAATTCTTCAAGTTTATCTTCGATAGAATCAATCAAGTCTTCATCATAGTCTCGTTCGATTTCTTCCCATTCTTCATCGAATCCGTCAAAGTCTTCAACTGTTACAGAGATGTCGCCATTCAGACGAGTGTCGATGGAGAGGTCTTCTCCTGCGGTTGCTAACAGTTCCATTACCATTTCGTAAGTAGTCATTGCTTTAAATCTCCTTTGCTTTATTTGATGGCTTTATTATAGCAGGTTTTGTCCGGTTTGTCAAGTACTTTTTTCAAATTTTTTAAAAAAGTTTTTTGATTTTTTTCGTTCGGTTTATCCTGCGATAAACCGAACGATTTTGCCATGGATACGGATTTCATACTTTCTTTCACTTGCACTCATGCCGTTTCTCCATGTTGTATAACCATCCTCGAAAGTGTACCATCCTGCGTTCTTACTCATTGCTTTAATCTCCTTTGCTTCATTTGATGATTCAATTATAGTATAGTGTTTTTAGTTTGTCAATAGGTTTTTTGAAAATTTTTTTAAATTTTTTTTTAGGATTTTTTATGCATTGTTGTGCGTGTGTTTATGCAGTTGATTTTTATGCAAAGGTTGTGAATAAGGATAAAACGGCGCTTGATGATCGAAGTCGCGCCGATTGAGATCGTTTATTTTACCCTCCCCCGTGCTCATTGATTCTGCTTTCTGCAGAATCTCGTCTGCTAGTCTATGTAGTGGGGGGTGCTTTATGGGAGAAAAAATTTTTATTTTGATAAAAATGGTTTGCTCTCGGCATAAAAATCTCCAAATCATCTTTTAAATCAAAAAAGCGAATAACAAAAAAACGAGAGATAAGTTTTTCTCTTCTCTTATCTCTCGTAGCTTTTTACTTTCTTTTTCTTTTTTGGTGGTTCTTCTTTCCACATCGCCATATAAACAAATTGCTTTAATGAATTTGTGGCTTTTCTTTTAATATTATTCCTTTTTTTCATTAGGCAGATGCGGATCCTTTAACAACCCATATGTACGCAAATCATCAACGCACTTAATAATATTCTTAATATATTCTTTAAGTTCTTTATTTACATCCGTCTGCCGCGCGCGTGAAGCTCTATATTCTGCAAGCTGCATCCCAAAAGTCTCATCCCATTCATCATCTGGAGCGCATTTAGCAATTCCCTTATAAATGCGGATATCATAGTCTTCATCATCATACTTCTCGTCGGCCAGTCCATATTTGGCCAGCCGCAGCGGCACATCATTTCTTGTAGTCATTACACAAACAATAGTGCGCTTATCCTCATCAATAAAAAATTCTGTCGTTACCTTATCTTCAAACATAAAATCAATCATGCGGTTTCGCAGGTCTATGACCGCCACAAACCTGCGCTGCCCCCTTCCTATTTTTTAATTTTTTACAAGAGTAAACAGAATATCAAATTCTGTATACCATAAATCTTGTTCAGTACCTTCTTCTGTTGTTACCAGTACCCTCGCCGCATCAGCAGGATCAAATCTGTAATGATAAATTTTATCTTTAACAAATTTCCCATTATTAAATCCCATATTATAATTTGCAATAGCTTTTTTAGCATCCATCTTATTTTACCTCCCAATCTGGGTCTTCAGGCTTTTTATTACCCCATTTATAATGATGCATAGGCCATTCTATCTTTTGTAAACGATCTATATATAATAACATTGCATTATTATACTCTTTTAAACTGATTTCTGTAAGTGCTTCTGCAATTGCAGTAATATTAACTGTATCGACTATAATACTATCAAATTCATATGAACCAAAACTAAAATCTTCATGAACTTTGAATGGTATAAACCAATAAGTTGGATATTCATCAAATTGAAGTGTGGACACTGTTTTTTCTGTATTTGCGGAAACGCTAATTACTTTATAGTATCGCCACATCTCAGGAAACATCCCGCCCATGGGCTTAACGCGCATTTTAAAACACTTATTTAATAATTGAGTATTTTTAAGTAAAATTGTATGAATTTTTTCTTCTTCTCTTGTCTCAAGCTATGATTTAATGTTTGAAATTAAATCATTTAATTCCTGAGTAGATAATGTCTTTAATGATTCCATTTTTTAATAATCCTTTTCTTTTTTATTGTAATTATATTATATTATATTTTTTAATAAAAATCAATAAAAAAATCTCTTAAACGAGATTGACAATGAAAAAATTTTTTTGTATAATATAGTTAAGGATTAATTACGAAAGGAGTATTTCATGGAAGAAATAAAAAATAATCAATAGGAAAATGCGGCAGTTGATTAGTTAATAATAGAAGAGCCAAATAAACGCCCATATCCTCATTTAGATTATACAATTACAGACGTGCAAGAAAGAAATAGAATAGTACATGAAATTTGTGATACTGTTAATCCAGAAAAACTAACTCCTTATTATTTAGAATAGTTAACACGATATCTAACTGAAACTGCGGATAATAAAAAAGAAAAAAATGTTTTAACCGCCAATAGAATGGTAACAGTAAATAAAAGAGAAACGTCTTACGAAGGACTAGTTGCAAAATTAGAAAATGGTGAAGATGGTATTTATAATTTTATGACTGGCGGCGACCGCAATATTTTATTAGTTCCAAAAATACAAATTACAGAAGAAGATATAGAAACAATACCAGGATTAAAAGAATTAAGAGAAGAAATTAGAAAAATTGAAATAGCACAAAAGGCGGCAACTGGTAAACAAAAATCTTTATTAACTAAACAATTAATAGAAATGCGGCAAGATCAATATGTATTAAAAAGTGCTTATAAGCAACCTGTTGCTGTTATGAAAGTAACTAAAAGTATTAATCAAATAGATTTAGATGAACATATAACAATTAATGAAAAAGGATAGCCAGTTAGTGATTGTTTAGTATCTTTGTTTGATCCTCATCATGTTAGTTGTATATTATGTAATTATTCTAAATTAAAAGAAGATAGTTATGGATAGTTTAATAGCGACTGGTGGTATTTAATGGAAGATTTTGATAATTTATCCACTAGGGCGTTAAAATAGGATTATCCAATTTTATATGATATTATGATCTATAAAATAGATGGTCTACAAAATAAAGAAATTTCAGAAATTATTGAACAAGATTATAATGTTAAATATTCAGTTGAATATTTATCTTCGGTGTGGCGGAAAAAAATTCCTAAAATTATTGCGGATAAAGCAAAGGAAGAATGGATTATTTGGCATTATACTTTTGAAGAGTATGGTAAATGGAAAAGGTGTTCTCGTTGTCATGAAATAAAACTTGCTCATCCATATTTTTTTACAAAAAATAAAACTGCAAAAGATGGATATTATAGTTTATGTAAAGAATGTAGAAACAAGAAAAAAGAAATTCCTGTTAAGGTCAAAAAATAATAATACATTTATTAAATTTTTAAATAATAAATATGGAAGAAAGGAGGATTTTTATGGCATAGAAATTACAAGGACAAGTTGAAGATGCAAATGGAAAATGTACTTGTGAGCGGTGTGGTAAAAAATTAGGACAAATTAATTTTTATACTTATAAAGATGGTAGTAAATGCGAAATTTGTAAACCATGTTTAACCGCACATATTGATAATTTTGATCCTACTACTTTTGAATGGATTCTTGAAAAAATGGATGTTCCTTATATTCCAACTGAATGGAATGTTTTACGAGATAAAGCTTTTGCAAAAGATCCATATAAAATGAATGGCATGTCTGTTATTGGTAAATATCTTGCTAAAATGAAATTGAAGCAATGGAGTAAATATGGATATGCTGATACACAAGCTATTCAAGAAGAAATGGAAGCGGAAAAGGCTAAAAAAGAATAGTCTGAAGCAAAAGAAAAAGCTCAATATGAAGCAGAACTTAAAGTAAAATTAAGTGAAGGAAAAATTTCTGCCGCAGAATATCAAACCTTAGTAAGCACAGAAACTCAAAATAAAGAGTTGCCGCGGTGGGGGGATGCTATTACAGGAGAACACGTGGGACAACCATTCCAGGTAATTGGAGAACCAGGTTCTTATGAAGAAGCGTTGCGGCAAGCAAAAAATCCATTTCAAGAACAAATGTTTATTTCTGAATCAGAAATGGTTGATCCCGGCGCGGATTTAAGCAATGATGATAAAATGTATTTAGCTTTAAAATGGGGCCGACTTTATAGACCAAGTCAATGGGTTGCTCTTGAGCAATTATATAATGAATTTATGAATTCTTTTGATATTCAAGGAGCTGCCCGCATTGATACTTTAAAAATGATTTGTAAAACATCTTTAAAAATGAATGAGGCCATTGACTGCGGAGATATTGATTCTTATCAAAAATTATCGCGCGTATATGACTCAATGATGAAATCTGCTAAATTTACAGAAGCACAAAATAAAGATAATAATGCTGCTGCTATTGATTCTGCTTCTGCTATTGTTGATTTTGTTGAAGCTCATAGTGGCGAAATTCCGAGATATGAATGTAATGAACCACAGGATATTATTGATCAAATTATTCTTGATTTAAAAGCATACAATAAAAGTCTCATTTATGAAGATAAATCATTGGCTCAAGAAATTGAAAAATATTTACAAGATAAGCGTATTTCTAATGAAATGAGACAAGATAAAAAACAAGCTAAAGATCGCGGTTTGGACGATGTTGAACTTGAAGATGATGATTTTACAGATTATAAAAATACTTTAAATCATATGAAGCAACATGATGAAAATTTAGATGAATAGATAATCGAAGAAGAATATGAAAGTAGGAGGATTCAACACGAATGAACTTACAAGAATTATTAAAGTTATCCTCCGACAGAGAATATAAAAAGCAAGGTCTTTCAGAATAGCGGTTAATGGAAGATTTACCAAAATTAAGAAAAATAATTGCATTTTTTAGAGAATACCCTGATATTTTTGTTGATTTTATTAAAGGAAAAGATAGCACCTTTAATTTTTTATTTTATCAACGAATATTCCTTAGGGC